TTTGATCGCGTAGCTCTCTGTGGTATCTAAAGTTCGCAGTTTCCCCATTACTTCTAATGTCTTTGGTGGGGTCGACCTTCCAAACAACGACGTCGATATCGTCTTTATCCTTTGCCTCAAAAGGGGAGGTATCTTTAACAAAGGCCTTAAGTTTTTCAGTGGAGCTAAAGACGCCTAAGATATCGTCCTCAGAATCAGGCCACCCCCGTTCGATTAGGATGTATACTTTGTCATTCATCTCCTTCATTCCTCTCCCTATTCTTGCGTTCAGTTTCTAATTGCAAAGCTTTGTCCTTACGCTTTTGGTCTAAGATCATGGCTACATCTTTACGGGCGGTGTCCTGTTGAAGCTGGCGGTCTTTGCTAGCGTGAGCCATGGTATCAAGGCCCAGTTTGTTAGCAGCTTGGGCAGCCTCATCCTCACCGATAGCCGCAGCCTGTTGAGCTTTGGCCATATTGAGTATGGTTTTTGATTCCGTCTCCCCGACTTCTTTTTCTTTCTTAGCTGCTTCTAATTGAGCCAGAGCCATGGTGATTTGCTTCATCTGGTTTTCGTGCTGCTGTTTAGCTGGGTTAGCTAGCGTTTCTTTCCATTTGGTCTTAAGGGCTTCAGGTAGAGGCGCGTAATCGAGAACCTCGGGGGGGATGGGGATGCCCGCTTGCAAAAGAGTGGGCATAAGGTTCGATATGACCATAAACACCTTGTCTTGCATGTTAGGCGAAGAGGGGGACTCATCGACAACCACATCATATTTAAGGCTAAGACCATCTTGCAAAAGAGGGATGAACTGTTTCTTTCTTTCCCCAACCACCCGAATCAACCGCCCATCCGCGATGTAATTTTTGATAAAGGCGGCCATAACCCTGCCTTGCACCTTGCGGTATCGGCGCAGCGCATTGAAGAGAGTGCCCAGAATTTTAACGCCAGCTTCCTTACGGGACAGCTCAAGGGATGCCGCCTGGTCTCTATTGGCCACGCCCAGCATTTCTAAGTTGACGCCTGTGACTTCACTTACAGACTGCATCGCGAGTTGAAGCATCCTATCTAGGCCTTCTGGATACCTGGGGGATTCTCTGGTTTGAATCTTGCCTTGGGTTATAGCCCCTGGGTTTGTCGTTATAATGCTATTGGTCTTTGACCATTTATCTTCTGCATCTCTTATGCTTTTAAAGGCCCCCTCTTCGGCAAGTAAGCCGCCCTTGGCATTGGAATTAATGATATGGAGGATTTGAGACATCCACTTATTTGCCCACATTTGAGGGTCCTTCATGGGCCGTACAATTCCAAACCAGGTGTTTGTATTGCGGTCCCGAAACCCTGTCATGCAGTTGAGAGAAAACCGATCAATGGGAGCTGGACCCATTTCTAAAATTTGTTTCCCGTTTAGGAAAGCTTGCTTATAAACCTTACGGGGCTGCTTGATGTACCTAAGTCCTTCGCTCTCTACAAAGTCCTTAATCTTTTTAAATTTACTATCTGTAAACCCAAGGATATTGTTTTCTCTGTCAACAACGCGATACATGGTTTCCCATTCCCACCATTGGTATTGAATTACAGAAACGCTTTTGCTTTTCTTTAAAGGGTCAGACTGGTCATTTTCATAAAGAAAGGCGTCTGTTGCATCGTGTACGTTTCCATCATAATTGTCCGGCCAGAAGCTGCCAAACTGAGGATCCTTGTCTTTCCATATCTCCCTAAATTCCCGTTCGCTATATTCCTTTTCACGGGCGCGCCACCTTGTATCGGCGAGGTTTTGTTTACGGGCATTGGGGTCATAGATCATCTGGAGAGGGTCAATGCGATCTTCAACGATATCCCCGTTTAGGTTTTCTTCATAACTAATGCGCGTTTCTGTCCAGCCCATCCCACAAATGGTTGTATCTTGAAACATTTCTGACTCTTCGTCTTCCGCATCACAGTTGCTTCTTACCCATTTGATAGCGGCGTTCCATAGCTCTGCCTTACCCCCGTCATCTTCTTCCATGGGGCTAAAGCTGATGTCTTGCCGATTATCCGTCTCAAGGCCAGTGACCCCGTTTACCGTTCTAAAGGTTCTATTGAACACAATGGGTGCACGGTTATCCTCTTGAAGAGTTTGTATGTCCTCTTCGCTCCATTGATTGCCTGCAAAATAATCGAAGCACTCTCTTGCCTCATCCCTCCACTCAAGGAGGTGATTGCGCCCTTCTTTAAGGTTTTTGGTGATTTCCCTTACAAGCTCTTCATCATCACTAAATGCGGGGTCCGTATCCTTAATCTCTTCTTCTATGCCGCCCATGAACTTCCTCTCCTATAAGTTTTGGATTGATATCTTGTGGGTTTTTCTTCCTCGTAAGCCAAAGGCCAAACCGTTCCCATGTCCTCATCAAGGAGGCGGGCCATGGCATCTAACATGTCGTCGTGGATAGCGACAGGAAACGCGTCATACTCTTGGGAAAGGAAGATTTCTATCAAGTCTTGATACTTACCCTCGTAGTCTGTCTTGTAGAGGGTATAGGGTAAGTAAATCCTGCCCTCTTCAAACAAAGGGATAAGCTTGGCTATTCTATCTTCTTTGGCGAGTTTTCCGCCTAGCTCAGCAATGTTGAAGTGATAGTTTTCACGGGACATGCGGTCTTTGATATAGTCTATGTCCGCTTGCATTCCGTAATGTTCATAACCAGTATTTAAAGGCCTCCACTTGCGATGTAGATAAAAGAGTGAATCGCCTCTTTCGGTTAGGCTAAGGCGGTCTCTAATCATATCGAGGAGGTAAATATTGTTATCTGAGCCTAAGCCCCACACCACCATGACAGTGTAGTCACTGGATTTCTTTTTTGAGTTGGCAGGATCAACATAGATGTATTTATTGAGGTTACTCCCGTCAGACTGCTTATAAAAGCGCAGCCAATCCCTCTTGAACCCCATAGAGGTGTCAGCCTTGGGGTCAAGCAGCATTTGCGACGCAAAAGAGTAAATCCCAAGCGTCCTGCGTTTCTCGGCTAAGGACTCGCGGCTATGTAAGACAGGCTCCCCATCCACTTGACCATTGTGGGTAGCTGGATAGATGCGGGGAATGGCGGCCCCTCGCCTGATCATGGTTCCATAGGAATCATTAAAGTGATAGCGCGTACCTGCAAACCGCCTATATCCCCCCTCAGCACCCAGGAAGGTAGACTTTTCTAAGGAGTCTTGAACCTTTTCTAACATGTCCGGTGAGCGCACATGATCGAGGGTAATCAAGTCATCATAATTCAGGATTAGAAAGTGTTTTGAAGTAGGCTGTCCTTCTATAATCCCCCACGCTTCAATTGTGGCTTCTTTAGGGTTGGTCTTACGCTTAACCACAAGTCCGTCATCTTCAGACCATTTAGGGGCTTCCTTATGAGGGTTATCCCACAAGATATCGGGAAAATGCGCTTTAAGAAGCGAGTTGTTTTCAAGCTCACTCTTAATTTGTCTTAAGAACCCCTTGGCAATGGGGCGGGTACAGCTAAAAATACCCATGGTGGTTTCACGGCCTCCCCATTCGGGCAACGGCTCATTACCGTGGCTTGCTAGAATATCTTGAATTCCCTTGCCAAAGGTAATGATGGTAGACTTGTAATGTTCACGCGCCCAAAGGTCTAAATACCCATTAGGATTAGCAGCCACTTCCTTACAACGATCAATAAGCCACTGTTTTTCCATGTCCCGTCTAGCGCACCCAAACCATAAAAGAAAGAACAGGTCAGTACGGCACAGATAGCGTATAAGGGAGGTAAGCTCATGCCCCTCAATAGTATCCAGCTTACGGGCAAGCTGCCTGTAATCCTCAAGAGTTAATAGGCTATCCATTAGTTTTCGATTATTTCCTTAAGACGCGCTCTAGCAGTTTCAACAGTGTAATTGACTTGATTAAGAGGTCCTCCATCAGGGCCGCTTACCTCTTGCCTTTGGATAGGTTTGCCCTCTAGCCTGTCGAGGATTTGATTTCTGGCTATGTTATCCCCCTTAAGAGCATCCCGAATTAATGAAGCAACCAGCCACTCAGCAGTTGTTTTTGTTTCACTCTGCCCATTTTCTCTGTTCTTAAAGGTGAGTTCTTTCTCAATGGCCTCTTCAAGTATTTTGGTCAAAGACTTACCTCTAGGCCTTCCGTGACCTTTAGCCGCTTGGTTGCCCTTTTTGAACGGTTTTAGATTTTCCTCTTTTGCCATTCTTCACGTTTTTCCCACGTTTAATATAATTATACTAAAATTATATATATCATATCACAATTACTTTTTTGATTGATTTATCCGTGTAAATATCTTTACTTCTTACTTAAAAAAACTATCTTCTATTATGTAAGGGATTGAAAAAGGGAGTAAGTGCCATGAAAACCAACCTAAAAACCAACATAGATTTAGAGAGAATTGAAAAGAAGATGGATGATTGCTTTGTGGGCATTAGGAAACTCTTAAACAAGATAGCAAGTGTCGAGATAGAGTATAAAGATACCAAGCTGAAAGACCTAAAAAACGAAAAAGATAGAAAGATTTATAAACTTGAGCAACGACTCAAGAAATTCAGGCAAAAAGAGGTAGATGAGCGGCTACATAGACTCGAGATTTACGACCAGGTGTATGAGTACGTAGCCGAAGCAAACCTAGCCAAGGAGAAGGAGAAGGCTTAGCCCTCATCTTCTCTATAAATCCTCTGGGATAGGTCCTTAAAGTACTCTGCTTCCCGCTCGATCAAAACAGCGTGAAACCCTTCCTCTTGGGCTGCCTTACCTGTAGTTCCCGTTCCTGCGAAGGGGTCAAGTACGATTCCCCCTTGAGGGGTAACTAGGCGGCAGAGATAGCGCATTAATGAGATAGGCTTAACGGTGGGATGCTTAGAGCCACAACGGTCTTTCTTAGAGGCTTTAGCTGCATAGAAGAAGCGGGCGGCGGTGCCTGTGTCTCCCAAAGAAGTGATACTTCCTTTTTTTCTTGTGGGACAGAAATTAATTCCATCAGGATTGAATGTGCTATCTTTTCTATAAGTTCCTGGATTGCTCTTTAATTCCCCATACTTCGCAAACTCGTCCATGACCTCATCACTGCCGTCGTGGATAATGTTGGCTGGGAATCGGCCTAAAGGTTTATACTGGACTGTGTGCTTAGACTTTCTTCCCATGATCAAAGAGCCATCACCTTTTGAGACATGGTTAAAGGGGTCCTTAAAGCCTTCAAACTGCTCATTTTCAGGGAAACCAATCCTACACCCATCGATGTTAATCCCTCCCGTGCCGTGTTTAAGCACGTTTTCAGCTATGTTCTTTTCGCTTAAAGGCTTGCGCGCCATGCATATTGGCTCATGCGCAGGCTTCAGGGCTGAACCCCATCCCTCCCATTGCTGGGCGGCTTCTGTCGCAGGCACAGTATAACTATACTCCATAAGGCCTTTATTTAACCCTTGAGATGTCTCTAGTAAATTACCAGACCTTATATCATGAAGTTTCTTAGTCCCGATAACTTCCCTCTGCGCTCCTGCCATCTTGTCTAGGGCTTTACTCACATTAAGGCTTTTGGGGAAGCCCTGCCCATGAAGCCACATGATTTGATCTCTGATCTCAAACCCTGCATCCTCAATAGCGCAAGCCATTCTATGGTAGGTGCGTGACCCCCCGAAGGCCAGTAAGTGACCTCCTGGCTTCAATACCTGTAGGCACAGGCTCCATAGCTCTTGATCGTAGGCTATACCAGTCTTATCCCAGGCCTTACCCATGAATCCTAGTTCATAAGGGGGATCCGTTACGATGCTATCTACCTGCATGCCCTTAGCTGCCATGAGGCTGAGAGCTTTTTTGCAATCGCTATTTATAGCCATGGTGTAAGGTATAGGATAAGGAAATAGATAAAGCTGGTGGGTCACTTAAAACTCATGGCCACAAGCTGGACAGGTTGTTTTCTTTGCGTCTTCCTCGGTCTCGTCCTCGAGAGATGGTTTGTCCTCCTCTTGCTCAGGTAACCAATCCTCGGGAAACCCCCAATCAAGAAGGGTTTCTATCTCATGATCAGCAGATAGCATATCAAAATCAAACTCACCGTAGGGCAGGTTATCGCGCACATTGATGCGCTTGAACTCCTCTTCCTCTAGCAATCGATCTGGCATGAGGACAGTTATCTTATCACTTGGTTTAAAGCCTGCTTCTTTAAGGGCTTTTTTGCGCTGATGCCCACCTATAATCGTGTAATCTTTGTTAACGATCAGGCGTTGATGATAGCCGTCCTCTTTAAGGCTTCTTACAAGGTGGGCATACTGATCTTTCTTTATGCGCCGTGGGTTTCTGTCGTAATCCTTTAGCTCTTTAAGGGGAACTTCGTATTCCGTCCAGGTTATACTCATCATTGATTTCCAAGTTCTGTGTCATACTTTTTGTTTATCATCTCTTCCATGAAAGGTTTATACTCCTTCACTTTTTCAGTGATCCACTCCAGATATCTATTCAGTGTTTTTATGTCTTTTTCCCTGTCTGTCTTAAATTTCCCTTTATAACCTACAATCGCTCCCACTATGTTTTGAAATAAGGAGTCTAAAATAGCCGTGACAACGGTGTCTAAATGCTCCTCGTCTTTTACGACATGGTTGATTTCTTTAATAAGTTCAGGTAATGCTTCCTTATTAAACCCAACATAGGGCCTATATTTCTTACATACGTTTTTAATTAGATGATTTCTTGCTCTCAGGATGTAGTTTAAATTTTTTAAAATAATGTGGTCAACTTTAAATATTTCTTGCTCTTCTTCTGTTAGATTACCCTTTAAACAACAATCTAACGCGTGGTCGATTTGGTTTGACAAAAGCCCTTCTATCATAGAATCCATCGAAAAATTATCTGGGAGTTCATCACTGATTTTATCTATGATTTTTTTACAACCATTGCGCATTTTTTCGCAATCTTCTTTTGATATTTCTACCTCTTCATTTTCCATATCTTTTTGATTATTAGTCATTTTTTTTCTCCAATCCCATTCGGTTTCTTCTTGGTTCAACTGTTAACGCTTTTTCAAAGGACCATTTAGCGGTTTTAATTCTGCTATAGAAGCAGTTATATGATATTTTTTTCTCTACCAGCCATTCCCTCACTGTTTTAGTGACCCCTTCTAAAGTGACAAGTTTGGCGGAAATCGTGCCCGCAGGGATAAATTTTCTGTCTGTAAGAAGAGATTCGTCTATCTTATAGATAGAATAGCCTAGGTGACTTGAAGAAAGGGGCGTTATATAATAACCGTAGGGGATGATTTTTTGATTGATTAGACACCTTTGGGATTTTATTATGTTGAACTTTTCTTTTGACGTTTGAGAGGTTTTCTCTAGATGTGCGCTGGGTTTATTACGGTAAAGGTAATGAAAAACCCTATCGCTGTTTGTAAAGTTACCGTGGTTATAGACCAAAAACATAAACATCTCGAATTGATAGGGGGTAAGCGAGACGGATCCTTTATCAAAGGTAACAATCCCGTCCTGGGCGGATTTGATGCCAAGTTCCTTAAGGTTATCTAGCTCTTTTTGCCTCCTTACGGCTTCTTGCTTATCATGGTGAGATTTTTCTAAAACTTTTGATAAGGTAGGATAATATTTTTCCTGGACCTCATCGAAAGCGTTTTCATACTCCTGCCTTAAAGAAGATAGAAGGCTCTCTATTTTCAGCACCTGATTTTTTTTAATATTATCAATATCTATCATTATTAAGAAACCTTTTGAACCAGGCTATAGAAAGCCCTTTCATCCCTATTGATTCTGACATTAAAGCCCTTCAACACCTGATTATTGATTTGGCTGATATTTACGCGAAGGGGATGCACATCGTCATACTTTAGGCAGCCATATATTTTTTTATAGAACTCAGTTTTATGCAAAAGATTGTTTTTAGATAAAATCATCTCCTCAACTATTCTAAACTTTGTAGGGGTAAGCCGTACTGACTTATCCCCAACGCAAAGTACTCGAGTTGCGGCATCAATCTTTATGTCTTTGAACTTCTGGCACCCTTCATTTAAGAGGGCTTGCCTGTCTTTAGGTAGGTCCGTTTTTCCAAGGTTAGTCATAAATTACCTTTCGTCTTCAGTTGAAATTAGGGAGACCCGTAGCAACCCGTTTTTAATCGGGGCATCCCTTCTAATGGTGATTAAGTCTATGTGAGAATCATTCTCAAAGACGTCCGCCCCTTGTAGAGAATCAAGCGTAACCTTTAGAAGGTTATCAAGATCACGGGCCTTTCTATCGGGTGGATAGGCGATAATATGGGCGGCTAACCTACCCTCTATTCGCCTTGGGTTCCATGTATAAGCTAAAGTCTGGATTTCCTGCCTATAAGAGCGGGACTTTTCACTAAGTCTTACCTGCCCTCTTCCATATTTCCAGTTCTTGTTAGCAGATGGAGGCCAAGGCAGCTCTAGATCAAGCCTCACTTAATCCCCCGTTATCGTTAGCCCCATATAAGATTTGGATATTATAGCCATGGTCTTCAAACAGCTCTAAGCATTCAGAGAAAAAGGGCGGCAAGTTATTGGGATATTTCACCCCTTTTCTATAGGCGTCTAGCTTAATAATGTTATCCACTATTACTTTTGCTCCTTAGTGCAATGCAAATAAGTAATATAAGTTTAAATAAAATTTTATATATGTAAAGGGGATTAATCACTAAGAGCTTAACAATCCCTCTTGCTTTCTCAGCAATTAACGTGCTGAAATCACCGTATTTTATATTTATTCATCATAAACAATAGTAAACATGAGTATAAATTAAATATAAATTCACTCTTTACTTGTTTTTTACATTTAATTTCTTATTTTGTTAATTGTGAAGTGTTATGAAGTGTTATTAACAGAAAAGGATTATTAAAATGTATAGAGTTTTATTCATGTTTTTTACTTTTGTTTTAGGATTTCCCAGTGTTCAGGCCGTGACGCCCGATAGATTGGTTGATAGGGCGGATGTGGTCTTTTCAGTCTCAAAGAATGAAAGAAACGTTCTTACCTTTAACGTTATGGAAAAGGGGCGGGAGATATTTAACCAGCCCATTCCTGGGAAAAATATGCCTGGGAACAGCCCCGCCGTGTCCTTAACCCAAAGGGATAGTTTAAGCTATATATGGAGCTACCGTGGAGATGACAGGACATCTATAGACCTGCTGATCTCTTACAAAGGGGATATCTCCCTTTTAAATAGGTCAAAAACTGGCTATGAATCCCGTAAGTCTTGGGGGTTCAATACCTTTGGAAAGTTTATTAACGAAAAGAAGTCCGCTTTTTATGATCTTCGGGTAAAGGCTCAGCAGATTCACAACCTGAAGCTTTTAAAGCTTGGCACGGCCTCTCTCTATACGAACTATCATTTTAATAGGGGTATTTATGATTTTGGAGATGAGACCCTTGGAGAGCTAAGTATGGATAATTATGCTAGGTACATGAAGTACCTAGATAAAAAGGCTAACCCATCTTATAAAAAACATACCCTTGAGAACTACGGGGCTATTATATCAAAAAATGGCCTTTTGGTTGAGGGAGGAGATAAAGCGGGCACCTATAAAGAAAAAGGGATTACAGACACTCACAAGGTCATTCTTAACAAGGTGAATGTTGAGGCCCACGATTCAAAAGATGAGGCCAGGAATATCCAAAAGCCTGGGGGGGAAAAATGGACCTCAGACCCTTTTAGGTATAAAACCCATGCTTATTATACAATTACTCCCTTTTCTTTAACTTTTGAGGACGAGGCCGAAACCCGCTCCCGCTTAGATGTTTTAGGGTTTTTCCATAAAACAAGGGGTTTTTTGAAGAGAAATATAAGCAATTTTAACGTAATTACCAAAGAGCATATAATTAGGCACGCTGAGCAATCAAAAACCCCAGCTCCAGAGCCTCTTAAGTATGTCTGTAAGGATGTCATTATCGCTTCCCACAAGATGAAAGAGTTGCCTCTAAAGGATGACCAAATCTATAACTACCGCCTATCTAATTCGGTGGGGCATGACCTTGTAAATCCAGAGAGTGGATCCCCGATATGGAAAAAAACAGGCCGATACCTCAAAGATAACTGGATGGGGATTGGGATTTATGTATATGATCTCATCGAGGGAGAAGAAAGCCCTGAAGTTAGTGTAAACCCTATATTTGCCAGACGCCACAACAGTAGGCCCACTGCTGTTGAACCTAGAATCTGGAGTATGGGGGAGCTACACGGCCGCTTGAGAGACTAGATAATAGGGGTGGGTGCTGGAGTACTACCACCATACCCCGTTACCTGGCCTCTACGGTCTTTAAAAGTGATTTAACCTGCATTTGGAGGGGGTACTTGCCCCCTCTCTTTTTATCTTGTCAGGGCGAGGAGCTGCCTGCCCCTGGCTAGGCATACGGTGACTAGGCTTACACGGTCCCTCAGTATTTAGCCCGCATTGATTCCACAAGCTTTGTGAACATTTGACCTACCTTTTCCCGCTCTTCAGGGCTTATTTCCTTGGCTTTTTGCCTCTGCGCTTCTCTTTCTTCCCTTTTGCGGTCGTGATATTTTGCAACTTGTGTGGCTTTTTCTATCTTCTTTTGAATAGCCTCTCCCTCCTCGTAGATATCGCATATGGCAAGGGGAAACCGTAGTTTTCTTTTGAGGTTGCTTAGAATCTTATTACCCATCTCGTAGCTGTACTGCGAAAAAGCCTCTGCGATGCCCTCGGCAAAAACTTTCATGTCATCAACATCGGGTCTCTTGAAAGAGTTTAGGGCAATGTGGGCTAAACGCCGCGCTTGATCAGGAGTTACTTTAGCTGCTTTTTCCTCTATCTCCTCTTGCAACTGGAGGAGGGCCATGGTAATTTCTATAGGGATGAGTTGAGTGTATTGGTCTACATTTCTTTCCAAATGGTAAGAAATTTGATTCATGTACTCTTCCATCTTGGCGAGCGGATTGGTGTTTGTTGTTGGGTTGGTTCCTTTTGACAAAACTATCTGGTTCATTTGTTAGATTCCTTTTGATGTTAAGTGTCGATAACCGAGGTTTGGTGTGGTTCCCTGCCTCGGTTATTTTCTAATATACTTTCCTCTTAATCCGTTAGCATCCCTTTTTCTTCGGCCGCTATCATGGCATCTATGTACCCATCGGTTAAAGAGGACCCAAACCGCTTTAGAAGCTCGTTTGAGTATACCTCTCGGCTAACCTTGGTATCTGAATAATCATCTTCCCAGTGCCCCCCATTAAGCCAGGTTGTGGGGTTTTTGGTGTATTTTTCGCTGTTCGTCATCTTGAGCATTCGCCCGTAAAGGGCGGCTCTCTCCACAAGGCAATCAAGCGTTACGGATTCCCTTGCCTTACAAAATGACTTGTAGGCAGCCAGTTTACCTACCCTTTTCGGATAGAACTGCCACCACTCTTCAAACTCTTTTTCCAAATCTTTTTTTATATTTTTTAAATGATGGTTTTTAATGATGGTTTTTAATGATGGTTGGAGTGCATCTCCTGCACCACCCCCTCTCGCATCTCCTGCACCACCCCCTCTCGCATCTCCTGCACCAGGTGTATCATATGCGGTAGGGTGTACCTCTTCTTCTGGGGCATCTCTTCCAATCCTGTCTACGTTTATGAAAAACACGGCTGCCCTGTGGGTTTTTGGGTCTTCTTTCCTAACCTTCTTGATGATTCCTTTCCCTATAAGGGAATTCATAGTGTTTTGGATTGTACGGGCAGAAAACCCCGTATCTTTTACTAGCCTGGAGTACCCAGGATAAATTGAACTGCCGTCGTCAGCCGCAAAATCAGCCAGACGCAATAAAACTGATTTTTCTATACCCGTTAAAAGTCCCGTGTGGTCTTTCCAAATTAAGCACATAACTTTAATGCTCACGATAACCCCCTAAATAATACTTGCATTTTATTATGATTATCGTTATATTGGTAACGATAACCCGTTTTCTGATAGTACACTTCAATTTTAAAGGGCGTTTGTCCATAGTGGCAAGTGCCCTTTAATTTTTTCTATTCTAAATCTTCCCCCCCTCCAGTCAAGATAAACTGTCAGACACCGTCTTTAATAGGTCGGACAGAAACCCCATTTTGTCGGACCTAAACGCCGTTTTTGTCTGACTCTAAAATTGATCTCTAAATCTTAAAAAATACCCTTTAAAAACTGCGCAAATGATATTGATAAATTTAAGAAATTTAAAATATTAGACACTCTTGAAATTCTATTCTATCGTTTTTATGTCAGACATTAATAAGTTTATGTCAGACATTAATAAGTTTATGTCGGACCTTAAGGAGGATAAAAGTAGATGTTAACACCCGAACAATTAGAAGAGAGAAGGACAGGCATAGGCGGGTCGGATGTGGCTGCCATAGCAGGTATCTCAAACTTTAATAAAAGCCCCCTAGATGTGTACTTAGAAAAAATTGGGGAAAAGAGTGGGTTTGAGGGAAATGACTACACTGATTGGGGAAACAGGCTAGAGCCAGTAGTTGCCGAGAGATACGCAGAGATTACAGGCAAAAAAATATATAAGCCAAGCCTATTTAGGCACCCTGAACATAAGTTTATGCTCGCTAACATGGACTTCTTAATAGAGGGAGAAAATGCCGCTATTGAATGTAAGACCACCAGTGCTTATCAGGCAAGCAAATGGGGAGAGCCTGGCACGGATGAGGTGCCCACAGACTGCCTTATGCAAGTTGCACACTATAGATATGCAAAGAACCTGGACTATATAGACATCCCTGTTCTTATAGGGGGTAATGATTTCAGGGTATACAGATACGAGAAAAATACGAGATTAGAAGAGCAGGTTCTAAATCTTGAGTTTAACTTTTGGTATAACCACGTTGAAAAACGTATACCCCCACAACCAGGGGAATTAGACAAGGCTATTAAGCTGTGGCCAAAGGCGCAAGATGAGAAGGTTGCTGTAGCTTCTGAAGAAGTGATTGACGCCATCAGGCTATACAACTCAACGAAGAATTCCATAAAAGAGCTTGAAGAGAAAGAGCAAAAATATAAGGAGGAAATATGCAGGGTCTTACAAAACGCTGCCATCCTTATAGATTCAGAAGGCTCTCAAATTGCCACATGGAAAAATCAAGAGACTCTTAGGCTCGATCAAACGACTCTTAAGAAAGAGTATCCCCAAATCTACAAGACCCTTTGTAAACCCTCGGTGAGCAGATTCTTACGAATAAAGGGCATCTAAATGATATTTGAAGAAAAATTACATTATGAACTGACCGTCGAACTCGGCAGGAGCTTAAAAGAATGTCTCCAGGTCCTTAAGAAGGCCCCCTCCAGCCCTGACTTCTTTTTCTATAGAGAAATAATAGAGCTGAAGGATGAAATCCATAGGCTCGAGGATTCTGTGAGCGAAGAGTTAAAAGAAATTGAAAAGAAAATTTAAGGAGGATTTATGCAAAACACACCACTAAAGCTTGTGATTGACCACGATAAAGCGGGCATCACGCCTTTCGAATTTGAAGACCGCCTTATGAAACGGTATGACAAAAACTTGTTTTTGTCTGACAGAAACGGAAACAGGGGAAGCCTAGATTATTTTAAGTATGCGGTCGCTGCGGCGCAGCTACTTCATGAACTCACCCGCAAAGAAAAAGGAAGCATACAATGACAACACAGCTTATCACCACCCAGCCAATGACCTCCAGGCAATGGCTAGAGAGTCCAGATTTTAAGACAACCTTAAAGAACATATTGCCTTGCCAGATAAGTCCTGATCGATTTATTAGGATTGCCTTAACGGAACTCAGGAAGGTCCCTAAGCTGAATGACTGCACCCCTGCATCTTTTATAGGGGCCATCTTACAGTGTGGGCAGTTAGGTTTAGAGATAGGCAGTTCCTTGGGCCATGTTTACCTAATTCCCTTTGAAAACTACAAAACAAAGAAGGTCGAGTGTCAATTCATTATAGGGTACCGAGGAATGATATACCTGGCCAGACGCTCAGGCCATATCATCAGCATCCCCCGCATTGTAAATAGTAATGACACGTTTGAATACGAATACGGGCTTGAAGAAAAGCTAAGGCATATCCCCGCTTCTTCTAATCGGGGTGAAATGACCTATGTCTATGTATGGACAAAGTTTGGAAAAGACGGGGACAAATTTTTTGAAGTCTTGTCTTATGAAGAGGTGAGAGAAATTATGTCCTCTTCAAAGGGTTCTAAAAGTGGTCCCTGGCAAACTCATTTTGAAGAGATGGCAAAAAAGACGGCGATACGACGCCTCTTTAAATACCTGCCCGTTAGCCCAGAACTTCAAAAGGCGATTGCTTTAGACGAGGAAGCCGAAAGAGGCGAGCAGGATAATTCTATTATTATTGACCAAGAACCTATAACCGGAGAGCCTGAAGAAAAACAATCGATGTCTGCCAAGGTTTCCGATTTCTTAGAAAAAAGAAACCCTACACCGGAAAAAAACTTTGCCGTTATAGATGACCCGCTAGAGCAAGACCATGCACCTCAAGCGACGTAATCTAGAGATATATGGCTTATACAAGGAGGGCATCAGCGTAAGGGAACTCTCAGAAAAATACCAACGCAGTTATAACGTCATCAAGGGAATCATAGACCATATAAAAGGTTGCGAAGAAATATTCGCTTCATATTCTTCTATAGAACTTGAGATACCTATTGAGTTTTGGTCGATGTCTATCGATAAGGCTACCTTGACCGCCTTGAAGAAGGCCCACATATATAAGCTGCGTGACTTGGTTGATTTATCCGATGAGGAGATAGCCAGCATCAAAGGGGTTGGCTTAAATCGGGCAGGGCAGATTATAAGATGTATAGAGAAATTCAAGGGAAGTTGACGGATCATTATCCCTGTGTTAAGTGACTATCAACCCCCTAAAGAAAGAAAATAAATGGGAAGACCAAAAAAAGAAAGGCCCGAAGGCGTTGATTTAAAGCCGTGGACCATACGGGAAGTATCAAATGAGGCACGTAACGCCGCCAGAATTGGGGCAAAAAAAGAAGGCAAGTCTCTGGGGCAATGGGTTGAAGCATCTATCCTTAACTCTCTTAAAAAGTCTACCAACCAAAAGACGGAGGTTTCCAACCCTGCGGACGTGGTCGATGTTGTAAAATTACTGTCAGACAAAATCGACAAATTGTCAGGCGAGATTAACGAGATTAATAAGCCCTGGTGGGATAAAATTAGGGGTAAATGATGAAAGTTAAAGACCTGATTGAGCAGCTCCAAAATGAAGACCCAGAAATGCTGGTTTTGTCAGGGTCTTTATCCCCTTATCACGGCCAGCCAACTCGTCCTCTGCTCGATGTATTCCCAGGAAAAAATAGGCCAGATTATTTTGAGGCAGTAAAAAAGAAGCTTGAAGGTAGGTATGGAGATTTTGACAAGTTTCTCCTCTTATAAGGAAATTAGAAAATGAGTGATAGAAAAGAACAACATTTTTCTTGTAAATCAAGCTGGCCGGATGGTCCTTGGAAAAATGAGCCTGATCAAGTGGATTGGGTAGACGAAGCTACTGGCTACAATTGCCGTATATTTAGAAATCCAGCAGGCGCATTTTGGCTTGGTTATGTATATATCCCGAAACATCACCCTTTGTTTGGCATGGACTATGACCATAAGGAGTTATCAAAATTAAGAGTTCATGGAGGAGTTACTTGGTCTTTTCCAAATTCTTTTCCAAATGATTATGATGATGAAGAGAGGCCGGAAGAGTGGGAAATAGGTTTCGATTGTTCTCATGCATGGGATTTGATGCCTACAGTGAGGGAGCACATGAAGCACACTAAGAATGGGCGGTCCTATAAAGACCAAGCCTTTGTAACTGCCGAGGTGGAATCTCTAGCCAAGCAGCTAAAGGAACTTGAAGGAAAATAATGACTGACATAGAAAAGTATAGGGAAATCGCTGATCATGCTCTAAAAGAGTATACAAAAGTTCTAGAAGAGCGCGTAAAAAAAGTAAAAAAATTAAACCCTATTCAAAAAGAATATATAGAAATCAGAGACAGATATATAAAAAAAGCAAAGTATATTCAAACAGAAATTCTTGATCATTGTGGATGTAATGTCGATCAAGCTCGAACTTCTCTAAAATTTATATACCATGTTTTGAATAACTTAAAACATAAAAACCTTGATGCGCTTTTCTATGGGGACATGGGAATAAAATACACGGTTCTCTATATACTTAGTAAATACGGTCTTATAGATCATACAACTGGGGATGTTACTTCATCAAATACTATTGAGCTGAAAGGCGCTCTCTTATTAAGAGACATAGAAGAACTTTTTTCAATGGAAAAATCTCTAAAGGAATTAGAAAGCAAGCTTTCATAAACAAAAGCCGCCCCGTGTGGAGCGGCCTCTTGTTTCTAAGAGTCTTAAAACATTTATATCAAAGGAGTCGGTTACTAAGCCGTTTAACCTAAGACGTCATTTAAAGCCGAAGCCATGAGAAAGAATGTCGAAGGACAGCGTTAGTAACCAAGATATGATTTAGCAAGCTGATGGGAATATTTCAAGACAAATTTTATTTATTTTTGGGGTATAATAAAAAAGCCCAGGTCCGAGGAACCTGGGCCTTCGTGCTGTAGGTGGACTGTTTTTTTTATTCTTCTATATACCTACCACCAATTACGTGCGCTTTGAAACAAAGACGCCGCTCCACTGCCTATGGAAGAGACCATAAATGATGCTGCACGTCCAATATAAGGCGCACTTGCTTTAGCCAATGAGAAAGATTCTCTTGCTATAGCTTTAGAGCCAGGGATGAGGGCCTTGTGTAGGAGGACAGAAAGACCCTCTTGAGCCACAGGAGCTGCTTGTTGCCAGATGTAGCTAAGAACGGTAACGGCTGCACCGCCTACGCTTTTAATTACTTCCACCCCGTCGATGTGAGCGGTATGCCTAGAATCACGTGAAATCCTAGCGTCGCGTGCTCTCATGGATCCACTATATGCCTCAAATGAATCAACCTCTTCAGCTTGTTTCTTTAGGGTAGGGGCTAAAACGCCTCTTTCCAGAGAAACTAGGCTTTCTTCTAGCATTGAGGCCGTAAGAGCCGCAGACGCATCCGAGAGCATAAAAGTTGTTGAAATCAAAGCACTTAATAACAGTTTGCTTTTCATCGATAGTACTCCTTCGTTTAGTTGAAACCCGAATATTATCCGGACAATTCTTATATAAGAAATAAACGCGGAAAATTCAATAGAAAAATTCATTAAAATACACATATATAAATCATAGATAAATCAATACTATATAAATACACAGTTAAATAACTAAAATTTTAGATAAATTGAGTATATATAAGGTATTTATACTTAGTTTTCTATTTAATATTTGACATCCTACGGTTGAATTAGATATCTATGAGGAACCTACAATAATATGACCGAAGAGGCATCCCATGATTGATATGAATAAGCCAGAATTCATTACAGAAGTAAGTAGACTTTATCACCTTTGGAAAAAAACAGCGCACCAAGATAATTGCTTAGACCCAAGGAGATTTTTTGAACTCTGGGAAGAATGCAGGGACGACATTGATTTGGGGTACCTTAACTATATGAAAGATGAACCACGCACGAAACATACTTTCCATGAGCTGCACAAAGTGTGGGGTCTGCTCACTTCTATGGCCCAAGCATCCAGAACGCACATAAACTAGGCTGCGGTAGTGGGTGAGGAAAAAGAAAAAATAGAGGTTATCGGGAAAGCTACCGAAATTTTTATGCAGATGGATGTTGTTGACATTATTGATGCTCTGATCTTATCCCTCCAAATTTATAAAGAGAAAATCCTGAGACTGAATATAGGGGACGTAAGGGATGATTGAGGACATTACTACAGAAAACCCCCATGCAGACACTCTTTCCAGGATTTGGAGGTTGGAGATTGATATTAATGGCGAGAGTCTTCTTTCAGATTTTATTAGCCTGTCTGGGCCGATTTCCTACGCTGGGGCGATAGAGGCAGCACGTGAAAAGTTCATGAATGGATTACCAGACTCAAAACTTACAGGCGTGCCAAATCTAGTGTTCATACGCGCCTACCCATTAGCAGGTTAAAAAGGGGGGAAAAAGGGGTCATGACTCCACTTGATGTAAGTCCTTATCTTAGTGATGAGGAAAAGGAAGAATATGCCCAGGAGATTTTAGATCATAAAGAACTAATCGCCTGTTTAGAAGAGCACATACAAGTCCTTACCGAGGAAGATGAGGGTACTCCAAAATATAAATCAAGCTTCTTATTTTACTTCGCGAGAAACCTATGTGAATTTATGGAAAAGGATACGAAAGAGAAAGTTGCATATATAAACGGTCAACTTGAATTTCTCAGGAAAAATTTAGAAATCCTTGAAAAAGTACTAGAGAAAGCAAATAAAGGTGAACCTGTAAGGTTTATCTATGTGCTATTGAACGAGTCAATTGGGGAAGGTAGAGAGGATATGTTGAAGCTTATAATCAGGAGCAAGGCTTTAGAATAGGGGAAATCCCATATTCTGCGTATTTAATAGGATTTATAAAAACGTGACCCGCACAAATCCTTACCGCTTGATGAAGGCTAAAATTTTAATAACTCGCGTAAAATAGGATTTTAAAAATGGCCGCTTACAAGCCCGTCGGACGAAAAACCAATGAAGAGTTACGACCTCGTGAGCACCTTTATGAACATGAGATCGATAAATTAATAGAAGCAGCTCGGGGAAGACGCCACTACATACGAGATCAGGCATTAATATTAACGGCCTATAGGCACGCCTTGAGACCAGCCGAAGCCTGCGGCCTCACTTGGAAACAAATTTGTTTTGAGACAAACCGAATCATGGTCAAGCGTGCTAAGAACGGGGTTGGAGGAGAGCAATGTATAGAGGATAGGGAGATACGGTATCTAAAACGCCTTCTTAAAGAGAAAGAAAAGAAAAAGTGCGCCTCTCCTTATGTTTTCGTCTCTGCAAAGGGTGGCCCTCTAAGCGTATGCGGATTTAATGACTTAATCGAAATCCTCGGGAAAAAAGCAGGGATAGAATTTAAGGTTCACCCCCACATGCTGCGCCACTCATGGGGATATAAGGCCGTTAACAATAATGTAAGCTTAAGAAGAATGCAGGTGTATCTAGGGCATAAGTGCATTACCAATACCACAAGATACCTAGCTGTGGAGGCCATGGACTTTTCAGAGATGTTTAACAGTTAACACAGAATTGCACTAAAGCACTTATCATATTGATTTAACATAATATCAGTGCATTGCGATTGGTTTTAGAGGCTTGTATTAAAGCACTTTTATGCCATAATAATTCAAGGGCAAGTGAAAGCCTGCTTCATGCAGTGTGTTTCGGGGATTAATGGCTTATCCACCGAAATCTAGCTTGTCCCCAAATTGTTATAACACGCGAACCAATAGAGACCATACTATATTAGCCGAAATCTCTTGTGAGGATAATCTAAAGTTCATGGGCAGACTGGCCGATGAGTCCATGAAGCTTATCGTAACGTCACCTCCTTACAATCTGGGTAAGGAATACGAAAAAAAACGCTCTCAGGATATTTATATTGAAGAGCAACGCGCTTGTATTGCGGAGGCTGTCCGTCTTTTGCACCCTCGGGGTTCGATCTGCTGGCAGCTAGGGCACCACATAAAAAATAGGGGTGTCTTTCCTCTGGACATTATCTTGTATCCCCTTTTTAAAAATCACGGCCTGCAATTAAGAAACCGCATCGTTTGGACATTCGGGCACGGCTTACATTGTCAAAAGCGGTTTTCGGGGAGACATGAAACCATTCTGTGGTTTACTAAAACTAAGGACTACACATTTAATTTAGACCCTGTCCGCATCCCCTCTAAATACCCTGAAAAGAAGCACTTTAAAGGGCCAAAAAAAGGCGAAATCTCAAGCAATCCATTGGGTAAAAACCCAGCCGACGTTTGGGATATACCGAACGTAAAATCTAGTCATGTGGAGAAAACTGCCCACCCCTGCCAATTTCCTGTTGGGTTGGTCGAGCGTCTAGTTTTGTCTTTGACAGACAAGGGCGATAACGTATTGGATCCTTATATCGGTGTAGGGTCTTCAGCTATTGCCGCCCTAAAGCATGAAAGAAATGCATACGGCTGTGATTTAGAACAGGCTTATATTGACGTAGCTTGGGAGCGCATTCGTCAATTGAAAGCGGGAACGCTGAAAACACGCCCCATGAATAAGCCTATATGTGAGCCAAATTGAACCCTTGCAAAAAATGCAACAGTTGAAAGCTTCACTCATGGCCCTTCATATTCCTAATTTCTAGTAGTACATCCAATTTTTTTTCAATAGCCTCCATTTTATAGAAATGACAAAAAAGAAGAATCGCAATATTAGTAAGAAGAACAGCCACAGCGAAAGAACTGCTCCACCAGGCGTATAAAAAGCACACAATTAATATAATTGAAAAATATGGAGCAAGTTTTATCAAACTCATTTCTGGTCCTTTATCAGCAGCCTTTCAAACAGGCGTTCCCACTTTTCATCCATGCGCTCTATAGCGTTGCTCCACTTTTCATCCATGCGCTCTATAGCGTTGCTCCACTTTTCATCCATGCGCTGCATTTTTTCATCCATGCGCTGCATGTCTTTCTTATGGTGCTCACCCATTAGACGCAACCCCTCTCGGATAACGCCTATTTCTTCTCGTGTCATTCTATAAAATGCAAAGACCGACCCTATGATCGTGGTCATTAGCGTGACGAATTGTATCCATTCCATGTCTTAGACTCCCCTCTTCGCCTCGTAGAGCTTGATTTCATGAATCTGCTTTAGGAGGTCTGCCCAAAGCTCATCTCTTTTAAAAAACTCTTTGCGCATGTCCTTCAACTCTTCGTCATGGCGGCGGATGTCTTCTTTTATCATGCTATAGAAAACATACAAAGCGGCCATCATAGAGCCGCTAATAGATAAGATGATTGTTAGTGTATGCGTCCAATCCATTTTTTTTATTCTCCTTATACATTGCTCTCTCAGTCACAAGCTACTATATAATACCGAGAGAGCAACGGGCATATCCTACCCTTTATGTAGTGGGGAATTCAAGACATTTCAACAGAATAAATATTGATTTATCTCTGAAGCAGGGTGGGTTATAATTTATTTATGATAAACTTTATACGGTTTCTTTTCGGTGCCAACAGAAGAAGAAGCTATCAAATCACTAACGTCTCCTATCGTCTCTTAGAGCCGTTATAGCAAGCTGGTCCTTCAAAATATAGAGTCTATTTAGCCAGTCCCACAATTGGGGGCATTTATCCCTTGTGGAGCAGTTCTTTTCTAATTCATCAGCCACAAGAGGCCCAGGGTAGGGCCACGCAGGGCAGCTAGGTATCGGCCTTCTCGTCTCGCATCCGGCGCAAAAGCTCATGAGCCCCAGCAGCAGGGCGGCTTGCAATTTCGTTATACTCTTCAAGAACAATACGGGTTTCTTCATTTAATTGAGCCTCCTTATCAGACCACCCATTCTTATAGGCCCCCTTCATGGCCATATAAAAAAGACCAGCTATCGTTACCAGGAAAATAAAACCAAAGACGATAAAAACATCAATCATTTAGAGGACTTCTTTTCTAAGCTCAGGATATCCGTGACGCCTAAAGAGGCCAGTATAAACATAATAATGCGGTCAACTTCATCGGGGGTAAAATACATCAAGATAGCCCCTGCAATGGCAATCAAGCCTTTTAAGGTAGATATCTCTGTAAACCTTGATTTCATATAATCCCACATCTATTTATCCCTTTCCTTATTGAAAAAATTTAGGTTAATGCTCTGTTCAACCATCCGCCCAAGTTTTCAAGTTGGGTATGGTTTTTCTTAACGATGTCCATATAGAACCCGACCGCCAGGCCCTTTATGCAAGCGAGGAGATACTTAGGCTCTGCCGCGTTTATAGCTTTAAGGGTCTGCGGCCCTAAGACCCCGTCGACTTTAATATCTTGTGAATTGTTGAGAAAATTAATCGCGTCCTGAAGGATAAGGTGAGATCGGCGCGCCCCCATGTTGACAGCCATGTCAAAAACCTTAAGGGCTACAGACTCATCCTTTATTCGTCCGTACCCGCCCTTATCCCAAAACTCTTTTCTATAGATAGTTCCGGCTTTTTCCTGGTCGAGTAATTTGATGTCATCAATATCGATATCCCCGTCCCCATCAAAATCCCCGAACTTGCCCAGCGTCTTTAAGAAGCGCAGGGATATGCCATAATTGGTGGGGCCGCCTAGATCATTCTTACGATCAGAATACCCACCCTCTCTTTTAAAGATAAACCCAATAGAATTTCCAAAGTTAGCCATGTTTCACCTACATAAGTAAATGTTGAGGCCCAAAAATAAACTTATTACTCCTCCAAAGATAACCTCTCCCCAATCAGAGCCTACCCACGTGTAACCATTTTCCCTGTACTGAAACTTCACGAGCGACCCTAGCCAGTAGCATAGACCCATTAAAGCCCCCGAGAACCCGAACCAATAAAGCCCACAAAAGTAACCAGCAGGCGCGGTAAGAACAAGACCTCTTAAAGCCAGGATTAAAATATCATCTTTTGGATTGAGCATGTATTGATAGGGAGACCAGCCGAAGAGAAGGCCCGCAAAGAACAGGATAAAAAAATCAATCCACTGCCTAAAGGGAAGAGAAATAAGAACTGGCATAGAGATCATCAGGGTAAAAAACAGACGCTCCCCCAACGTATTCCAAACTGGAAATACTTCCCTAATTTTATCCCCTAACCACCCGCCTCGAATACGGTTAGCAAGTGCGCAAGGAATGGCCCAAAGAAGAGAAATCATACTGCCTTCTCTTTCTGACGCCACTGCAACCACCCGTATATGTTGAACCCTATGAATACAACGTAAAGGGCACCTTGCGCATAGATTCCCCTTGATAGGTCCACGCCGAGCCAAGCGCAATTACACAAGCCCCAGATGATGAAGCCATACTTATTCTGACGGCTGTTTAGGAAGGTTCCATAAATGGTGATAGCCGTCAGGGTCCAGGTGAAAATAGCAAAGGTGTTCATGATGGTTTTGGCTCCTCGGTTTTAACTTGAAGGCGAATGACTTGTAATGCGTCCGCCGCTTCTGGACGATCTTCCATAACCTTTTCCCATAAAGCGACGCTTATGGCCTGGGGAGTTACACCCCTTTTGTTATATTTTTCTTGACGCCGATCTTTATAAGCAACTTTTTCATACTCAATTTGAGCAGCCGCATGAGCGGTTTCGCGCGCATTAAAGTCATCAGTCTCTTCTTGAGTAAGAGGAACCTCTACACCATCTACAAGCTTAAATGCCATTTCCTGCCTCCTTAAGAATCCTTAATGCCAAAAAGATAAAAAGTCCCTGATGCTATGTTTCCTGCGCTAAAAAGAACTTGGATATAGTTGTCTTGCCTTGCTGTGTCGTAGCATCCACTTCCCTCACATTTTCCTAAAGTTGTTGTGGTGCTCATCCATGTGCCATTACTGGCCCCCGAGGTTTTAGCCGAAGAGTCTGAAACTCCATATAAGAACGTGTGAAAACTCACATATTCGCCCGCCGCATTTCCTATTCCATTGTCCCCAACAGGTATAGAAGTGGTGGCAGATGCGCCAGTAAAAGTAGAAGAACTATCACAATATGCTCTATTCCCTTTATATCCGGTCGCTGCAATAGCACCCCCATTATCAGCACTTAACCTAATGAGTAAATTAACCCCGTCTGAGGCAGGCACTACGTTTTCACCAACCAAGAGGTAATTTTTATAGGTGGTGGTTATATAGGTGCTGCTAAAATTAATTGAGGCAACACCAGAGGGAGTTTGCTTTTGAAGAAGAATCAAACTTGGCAAATTGGTTAGGGCTAGAGTATAAGTACTTCCCGCACCTGCGTCCGTACCTGTAAGCCCTGATCCGGCAGTTAAGACCCGCTCGACTGTTAGGGTACCGTTTGTCGCTAGCGTCAAATATTGGGCATCGGCTGGGGCACTACTAGAAACCACAGGCGTCCCATCCGCCTTCGTATAGTTGATACAAACCCAATTGCCAGACCCTAAAGACCTGAAGACAGCCGTGTCGCCATTGGCCGTTGTTATATTGGCCGCCCCTGGCAAGATAAGGCTGGTTGCATTGTGGGTGAGGGTTAAGGCCCCTGTAAACCGCACCGTGCGCACAATTCCTGAACCGATAGTACCCAATCCCGTGATGGTGGTGGTCCCTGTGACATCCACGAAATCCCCCGTCGCCGCCCCGATGTCTGTCGTGGTGGCCGATGCAATGTCTGCACCCTTCCTTCCAATGGTGGAGGGCACGGAAACGCTTGTTGGGGTTAAAGCAGCAAGGGCCACAGAGGATAAACTTGAACTCAATGACCCTGAGTCGGTCACCACCGTCACGGTTGTATCGGGGGCCGAATAACTGGAGGCGGTCACCGTTGCATAGAGTGTGGTGGCATCATAGCATTTAAGGCGGCGGTGAGCCGTGTAGCGGCTCGTTACGTCGGCCGCTATTTTGAAGGTTGTATTGGATGCTCTTGAAGGCGTATCCCCCCAGTTAACCCACTCTGCATCCGTATACCAGGCCCTTATATCGGCCTGGACTTGGCGCATTCCGTCATTGACCGCACTGGGGGCCATCCCTTCAGGAAAAAGAGAGATGTTACTTGCCGCAACGTTTGAATAGCTTTGAATCCCAGGAACTCCAGGCATTATATTATCTCCTTACGTGTATAAAGGGGCGACGTATTGCCCATAGATAGAACCGAGTTTTTTTGCATAGTTCGGATCCGTTGCATAACCAGCCTTTTGTAAAGCCGCAAAAGCTTCTTCAGGGTTTGCAGCCTTCATAACGGGATCGTATCGGCTTGAGCCTGAAAGAAGGTTTTGGTGTTGTCTAAATGAATCCTCTAGGGTCTGGTTTGTGGCGAAGTCTTGGGTCATTCGGGAAGGCTGCCCCCCTACGTACTCCAGGGTTTGCATTCCGACCGTTCCCCCCGTTCCTGGGAAACTTCGAGACGCCTTAATACCAAAAAGGTTGTTATGCTTTGTGGCGAGTTGAGAAGGAGACCCCATAAGTCCCGATTCAAGGATTGCTTGAGAAAGGGCAACCTTTTGCATTAAGGGATTGTCAGGATAGACATTCTTAGCCGCTAAAGTAGCCTGAGATAGAAGCTCTGAGGAATTAGCAGGCTTAATCTTTCCCACCTCATCAATACCGTAATTGTTCATGACCGTAGGCCCTGAAACGGGACCTTGCATGTCTTGAGCGGGCATCGGCTCTAGAGCAGGCAGGTTAGATTGATCTGCGGGGGCGGTCTCCTCTTTAGTCGGGTTCATCCCCTTCGCGAATAAGGAAGCAATCTGCTCCATATAACCCGCATTTTGAGAAGACGCCCCTTGAGCCTGCACCGCTCTTTGATATTCTTCTTGTTTTTGCTGAGCAAGCATAGCGTTTGCAACCTGCTTTTGATGCTCTTGGTAAGGGTTAGGCCCTTGGGGTCGTCTGCTGAGGATCCCACCTTGAGATTGAGAAAAAGGATTAGAATAAAGAAGCATGGTCCTTACCCCTTCTTCTTATCGTTTGGTGAAGGAGGGATTGCCGCCCCTGCCACAATACCCCTTTGCGCTGGGTCACTCTCCAGAAGCTTTAATAGGCGCGTTGTTATACTTTCCATCTGAGGAGAGCCAGGATTTAGGCGGGAGGAAGAGATCATAAGATTGCGTCCCGCTTCCGTTGTAAGGAGCTTCTTCAATCCATATGTACCCGCCAGATAAGCCGCTACAGCACCTGGAATGCCAGCCCCTGAAAGATAGACTCCCCCTACATAAGAGGCTCCTACAGCATTGGGGCTGAGTCTAATACCCGTATCAGGTTTATTCATCTGGGCAGCTCTTTCGATGTGGCGCATCAGGTTTGTAAACCCGTTAACTTCTAACTTGGCAGCACCCTTGAAGAATACCCCTTTTGCCGCTCCATATTTCTCTATCTCGCTTGCAAACTGAGCGGGACTAAAGCCCTTTTCACCTGGATTTATCCCTTTTTCTAAGGCGTGCTTTATCATTCCATAACGGACGGCGGACCTTCCTTTATCATCCAAGGCATCATAGAATTGTTTTGCGCGTCCTGTGCCTTTGTCTCCCTCAGCTCCTCCCACCTTGATAAACTTAGAATAAATTTCATCAACGGGCGCGGTGGTCATGGCTTTTGCTAGCTCAACCGTCTTGAAAGGAACGACCTTTTTTTGATAGAAATGGTCGGCGTTTTTCCAAGCGGTCCTTAGTTCAGGGCCATGCTCTTGCGCAAACTGATTCATATCCTTTTCAAATGCGCCCTTCACCTTTTGGATAATCCCAACGCCTTTTGACCCTACGGCGGCATTTGCGCCCTTGTAATAGTCATCGATAATGCGGGATAGGGACGAACGCGCTTCCCTCATTTGAGAGTAATTGAGTTCTTTTGATTGCAAGGACTCCATAATGTCTTCAAGCTGCTTAGCAAGACCTTTGTCAGGAAGGAAGCTTTCAGCATTTTCCTTGATCGCCTCCGTCACGGCTTCAATGGCATTTTTCTTATCTACGGGACCGTACTGATCAGCCAGGTGGGAAACTTTATCAAATTTCTTATCACCAATTAGCTTAGACCTAAATAGATTAAAGTTGCCGCTTACTTTCATAATAGCGTTCCAGTCATCCCCTGCGTTCTTAATGTCGTTTAGGATTTCTCTGGCTTTTGATGCTCTAATTGAGTTTCCTTGAGCGACTTGTTCAAGTCTTCTTAAGCCTGCTTTTCCTCCAAAATTAGTAGAGAGCATTTGATCTTTTAGTTTATCGGTAAGGCCTTCGGCTGCCGATTGAGCCGCATCCATCTGGGCATTACGCGCTTTCGTGACACCGGCAAATGGCACATCCTCTGCGTACTTCGTCAATTTATCAACAAACCCACCTTTTGGTGTTATATCGGCTGCAAACACAGGCACATCAAATTGTTTACCCAGCTCAATTACAGCCTTTTGCTCAGGGGTAGACGGTACACCCTTAAAGGCATTGTAGAGCTTACCAGCAGTGGCCCCCGCTCCTCTTGCAAGGAGAGGTGAAGCGGCTCCCAGTAGCCCAAGACCTGCGGTATAATCGCTATCCGCTCCAGATGCTTCCTTATATTTATCTAACCCGTAACCTGCGCCAGCCCCCAAGCCTCCCCCTATAACACCTTTAGAAGCTGTCTCGCCAATCTTTGGCTCAAGGAAACTGAGTAAGCCTTTTCCCGCTTTGGAGGCCACAGAAGTCGCCATAGGAAACGCGGCCCCAAATGTGCCGCCCATAGCTGCGTTTGTCGCTCTTGATTGCCCTTCAGGAATGAAGGAGGTACCTCCTGCGGCGGCACCCGTAGCCCCCATTCCCAAAGCTCTCGCAAGTAAGGGATAGGCTCCCTTTAAAGCCTGTGCGCCACGGGCAACCCCCGCAGCTCCGGCCAAAGGCGCAGCCGCAAAGCTTGAGGCGACCCAGGGGGCTACGTTGCCTGCAAACTGCCCAGCTTTGGTTATATAGCTCTGGCCTACAGGAGAGTCCGCAAAGGCCTTGCGTTCTTTTTCGACTTCCTGAGTGTATTCTTTGGCTCGGCCTGGGTTAGAAAGACCTACCATCTCACCCGCCTCTAAAGCGGTTTGCTTAATGCCTTGCCCAAAATCCTTCAAGCCTCGACCGACTCCAGACACCACCTTATTTGCTAAAGATGGTTCAGGAGCCACAGGCTGAACTTGAGGAGCCTCTTGAAGAAGAGGGGAAGGCGCACGCTGCTCAGGCTCTTTCTTAAGCTCAGCAGCAGGAACCGATTGAACTTGAGAGGGTGTAGGTTGAAGAGGAGGCGGCATCTCTGCTTTTGGAGAAGAGGCAGGAGCCGCAGGACCGATAGCCTTTTCTTGTGGTTTGCTTTCTGTAGAGGGTCCTTGAAAATACCTATTGTCCAGTTCCTCGGTGAACCTCTTCGATCCGGCGGGGATACCCTCCCTTAAGAGCTGCTGTTTAAGGGCTAATCCTCTTCCTAGTTTTTCTCTAAATGCGCCAAAAGAAGCCTTGAACTCTGTTGGACTCATATCCGAGTTAAAAATAGACTCTTTTAATCTATCCAACTCTTGAACAGAGGCGGCCGCTCCCGTGATATCTTTTCTGTACTGGTTAAAGAACTGATCAACAGTAGTCTTGAACTTTGTGGCCTCTCCTAAAAACTCCTTGTTTACGAGTCCGCCTAGACCAAGTTTTTCCGCTTCCCTAGAGGTCCATCTTTTAGTTTTGCCTCCATAGGTTAAATAATTGTCAGCATATTTAGAGGCAACTTGATCTAAATCCCCCATGGTCTCTAAGGATTTGCCAATGCTCTCTTGCAAATCCCCCACAGTCTTTTGAGAGGGCTTAGACATGATTTGTTGAACTTCGCTAGGTTTGCCTTGGCTTATGATCAGACCATCAGGAGTTTGCACAAACAACCCGCTTGCTTCAGGAGGTTTGATGCCTTCTAAAACTTTAACCTGTCCTGTTTTGCTATCAATCGTTGCCATGATACTGTTGCCATTGGCATCTTTGGTGGCAAACGGACGGCCCCAGCTTTTTTGCTCTTCACTAAAGAGAGTTTTGTAGGCTTCCCCTGGTTTCCCACTGTAGTAGTAAGCCTTCGCGATAGCGGCTTTCCTTGGGTCTACTGTGTTTAAGAGACCAGGAGCGGGCGCACCCTGTTGAGGAGGAGTAGGCGGCTGGGAAGCCGCCTGCCCACCTGGGGAAGGGTTTCCCAGGTCACTTGGATTGAGTAACGTTGCAGAAGGGGGAGCAGCCCCCCTATCAGCCGCAGGAAAAGGAGTAGGGGCCACAGGCGGCACACCGCTTGACCCCTGTGGACTTGGCATCTGAGGAGACAAAGCATTAGCAAACGCATCGTCAGCGCGTTGTTGCCTCTCTAGTCTTGCCCGCCACTGATTAGCTTGCTCTTCCCGAAACTTAGCTAATGCCTTACGGTCCTCCACTCTGGCTTGAGAGTCTTGTTGTCTTAGAGCAAACTCCTTCGCATCTCTTTCCTGTTGATAGGCGAATTTGTTCTTCTCTAAGTTTTGGTTCCCGAATTGGTATTGAGCATTCATCATATCCCCAATGCCCACCCCAATAGCTTGACCAAGAGAGGTAGGATGGGGAGAAGGACCACTTGAGCGCAGTAAAGAACCCGCAAGAGCCATAGCCTCGGGGCTATTTAACCAGTCTGTAAAAGATGGAGTTTTTGCGAGTTCTTCAGCCATTAGATTACCCCTTCTGGATATAGATTAAGGTACTGCTTAAAGAGTTGGCTTCTCAGGTCCCCCATATCAGGCGAGCCGCCCCCAGGCGCACCCATACCAGGAGGCCCGCCAGGGGTTCCCATTGGACCCATCTGAGCACCTGCCATAGGACCCATCATAGGGGGACGAGGGGGATTAAAGGTTTGGGGAGCGGTTGCACCCAATCCTAGCCCTTCCATCTTATCGGGAATCTGAGGCCCACCCATTTGAGGCAATTGACCAGGTAATCCGACGTTTCCTATACCTGGGTTTGCTGACTGAGACAGCGCATTCATTCTCATAGAATCAGGCGGCGCATTCATTTGACCATACGCCTCACTTGGCTTTGGCATAGGGCTGGGTTGGAAAGCAGGGAATTGCTCAGGCAACCCACCTTGTTGACCCGCTCCCATGGTCGCCATCATTAAAGGATTACCTTGCATACCCCGTCTCATCTGCGCTCTTTGCGCAATCTGTTGAGCCAGTGAAGGGGGCAAGTTCGGCACCTGCGGTGACCCAGGACCTTGGGGCATCATTTGATTGCCCGTGATAAGATTCGTATCAAGTAATGGCATTTAAAAAACTCCTCCTAATAATCCGCCTAATAATCCGCCCATCCCAAGACCTACAGGCCCTATAGGGCTGGCGGCCGTTCCAAACATAGAAGCCCCTTTCATACCCATTAAGGCCCCCCCCAACATGCCAGACCCTCTATTTGAATAAGTTTGAGGGGCAGGGCTTGTTTGTGTCGTTGTACTTCCATAGTTCCCTTGAACAAGATTCATGTACTCTTGAAGTTGGCGTTGTTTAACGCTCTGATCAAAGTCGTGTCTTGCAACCTGGTCAGCTAAAGTTTCTTGCTGAAGGGCTTCTTTTTGAGCACCCACGGCGGCCAGCTTACCGATGTCGTTGTAATCCATCTCAGCCACTTGAGGCGCGAACATCATGGCCCTTAATTGGTTCGTTCGTTCTTGACCGTACTGATCAGCGAAAGCGTCCCCTACAGCTCTTGCCCTGGCCTCTTGAGCAAGACCAGAGCCATAGCGTCCAGATAATTCAAATTGGCTATCTATCCCAGGCAAAGCGCGGTTAGTGGCTGCCTCTACAGCTCTATTAAAACCATCTCCGCCATAAAGATAATCACCGTTTAAGGTTCTAGTGAGTTCATCGACTGACGAATTTGTTATAGGTGACCCCGATAAAGCCCGTTGCTTGGTCATGTCCATAGCAAGATTAGTCTCGTCTGAATAAGGAACGACGGTGCTGCCTTCGAAGTAAGTGGGGTTCGTATTTAAAAAGCGTTGCTCAGCTTGTTCAAACCCCTTGGTTAAATAAGGCTGTTGACCAGACCAAGGGTCAGCTTTTTGAACTGTGGTTTGTGAACCACCACCGCCGCCGCTGGGTTCGCCCCCACCGCCGCATAAAGCTAAAGGCCCTTCATATTCATAAGACTCTTCATAAATCTTCTCATAAAGGCCCGTTTCTTTATTAAACGCCCATTCGACTTGAGTGTAGATTTTCGTCATAATTTAGCCCTCAACACTGTATAGATTTTCTCATACCCTTCCTTGGCTAAAACCCTTTCCCACCCAGGTCTTCCGTAAAGCTGAACGCTTGTGCAGCCTTGACCCTTGGCCCACTCATAAAGTTTTTCTTTAAAGGGAAGCATCCTTTTCACGTCCTCGCCTGAATAGATTAAGATCACGAGGTGTTTTGCTTTGGGAAACTTGAGGATCCTCGTAATCATGCAGGTTGTAATCATGTCCTCTCTGAATGCAACCCAAAGTTGCATGTCTCTATCCAAAAGACCTTGTTTGATATCTTCTAAGTCGTACTCTTGGTAAGAATATCTAAGAGCGTTAGAGATGAGCGGGGTCACCTGATCCCACACCTCTTCGATGCGGTCATTTAGAATTCCTTGGATTTTTGGGGTGGATAGAGTCATCTAGCCCACCAACACATAGTAAAAGGTACGGTCAACTTGAGCGTTATTGGCATGGGTTATGGTGAATGTATTGTTCGCCACGCTCCTTGAAGAAACGTACATACTGCCCGCCCCAAATTCCGTTGCGGCATTGGCTGTGGTGGGCATAAATAAAATAACGGTCTCTTCGCCAATACGGTTAGACGCCTCCGTAACCGTGGTGGTGGCTGAACTGGCGGTTAGAGTTACGGTACCTGTATTGTTGGTTTTTCCCTGCATAACCCCGTTGATGGTTCGCGCCATGACTCGACACCACTCAGGGATATTCGTGAGAATAGGGGGAACGCCTAAGAAAGCCATTATTTTCCCCCCTTTATGTCTTTTAAAGTGATTCCACTGTCTGGGTGAAAGAAAATAGTATGATTGCTACCCTTGGGGCCTTGATAAGCTTCAACCGTCATCCCATCATACCCTTTTGCAAGAAGGGCATGATTTACCCGTGCCTTTTCCTCGTTTCCAAGGGAGTTATATAATTCTTTCGGGGTGAGCGACCTGTTTTCACTTTTATAAGTATTAATTATTTCATCAAGGCGATTCGTCCTATTGGCATGATAACTATTCTTCACATCTTCAAAGCGATCATCAGTTGCATAAGCGGCAATCTCAGGGTCTTTTGATGCTTTGTATTCTAGTAACTTCCTCGTTTCATTCTCGATGTATTCTTCTTGCAGCTTCCTCGTTTCTTGCCTTACGGTGTCTAAGAAATCATCAGTCATATCGCCATCTAAATCATATAACTTATGCGGCTTATCAAAATTAATTTGATAAACATTCCCGTCCTCGTCTATCGTGCGGTTACGTGAAAATCTTTTGGCATAATACAAATCCTCTGTGGTGTAGAAACCTGGCCCATAATTATTATTATGCTCCATCCTCATGGAGTCTAACTTTTCAATAGGTTCCTTAGAACCATGATAAAAGGGGCCTCTTGTGAACTGGTCTTTCCAAGCTGGAACCTCTTGCGGAAACATTTTATTCCAGACTTTATTACCGTATCTCATCCCGTCTTTAATGCCTTGATTGATCGCCCCCGCAAAAGGCATCGGTGTAGTCATCCCTCCGAATGCATTGCCAAAACTTTCCGTTAATCTTTCTGGTACGGTTTCAGCTTGTGGGTAATCCTTAATCGAGCCAATGGCGCGCATCCCTTTTTCTATTGGGTCTTTAGGAAGGAGATACCCACCACCTGACATTGAATTCAAGGCAGCGTCAGGCAGGTAAGCTATTCCTTTATTAACATCATTGAAGAACCTGGCCATTAAAGAAGGTGGTAGCTGGGGCACGGGCATTGACGGCTGCGGCGGTTGCATTTGTATAAAATCCTGGTTAAGTAGTCCTGCCATTAGCGGACCCCCGCTTTCTTAAAGTCCACGACCTCAATTCCCTGGGCATCATTAAAACCCCCAGAAATGTTAATACGGGCGCGGTGAAACCTGGCGTTTGTTCTAACGGGCGCATCTCCTGCGGTCGTTAAAGAAACGGCTGAATCCCAGGTGACAGAATCAGCCAGGGTATCGCGGGTTCCCATTTGAACGGTGACCGTACCGGACCCGTCAATAACGGGTCGCACCTTCATTACTTGGGTCCGGTTGTTTTCATGAAGGGTTGCTTCACCCGTCTCAATGATTGCATCCAAGGCGGTGCCTGTGTAATTGACAAGCTTGTGGGAAGAGTTAAACCCAGATAGGTTGCTTGTGTTTCCCGTCCATACCCTTGAATCCAGAGAAAAGGGCAAAGAATCAAGGTCGGTACTGTAGGTATCTAGGGAATCGAGGGTATATCCTTCCCCTGCTGAGAGATAAATAAATTCTGTTTCTGTCTCAGCATAAGACCAGCGTTTAGTTGCGCTGGGAGAATAGTTATACATGAGGATTTTGTTGGGCCGACCGCTTGAGTTTCCCACGCCTGGGTAAGCCCAGTAGATAATTTGCTGAGCAGGGTCGACAGCAGAGGAGATATTAAATAAGTAGTTTTGATCAAGGTCATCATAGAACGTCTTGTCTATGCGGTTTGCGCCAATGGATATAGATTGCTGACCGTCGAATATATAGAATCCTTCAATTCCAAGGTAGGCGATGAAATTCCCGACCTTCACCACAGAGCCAGGGGCGGGGGTGCCTCTACCAGACTCAACTTGGTCAAACTGAAAAATAGCAGGTGACCCCACATAGGTCATGCGCCAGATAGCGCGTTCTTGGAAAATAACCCCGTATTCCCCCCCAATAACTTTTTGACACCATCCCCCAGGCCCATCCAGGTTCTGATAGTCAGCTTGCGTGACGCTAGAGACGGTCCAGTTTGTGGGGTCTCCAATGGCGCACCATCTAACCCTATAGGGAAGGGCACCATCAGAATCGTTTGTGTTAGCCACAACAACAAAGTCTCTTACCACCCCTATATGACGGGCTTTGGGGGGTGTGCCGCTTAAATCAGCAAAAGCCGAGCTGGTGCCCATGGTATAGGTCTGGATGGTGTCGGTGTAGTTCGTGGCTAAAATCTGATTACCCCATTGGGTAAATTCCCAAACATCATCTGAAGAAGTTGTATATCCCCCCACCTTAGAAACGTCAGACCAAGCGGCTGAAGAAAGGCGGTAGAGTTTGGTGGTATCGCCTGCAAAATTATAAGAAACGTTACTTGGATCACGGCCTCTTACCGCTCCTTTGCACGCAGCCGTTAGGCCATTTGAGGTGTAGACGGACGGGCCTAAAAAAGGCTGATAGCTGGTGCCCGAGGGAAGGACATTCTTCGCCACGGTTGCCCCTGTGTTCATGTAATCCGGTAGGTCCGGCGTATATTCGCCTAAAGGAATAAAAGCCATTTAAAACGCCGTCGGATTAATAACGGAGTCTTTAGACTGGAGTAGCTCAGATTTAGAGCGCAAAGCCTCCAAAGCCTCTAGCTCAATACCCTTATACTTATTGGCCTCCTCGTCATTCTTTAGGGTCCTTGCATAAAGGGTCCACAAAGCACGGGCCTCAATAAGGTCTTCGGCCTCTGTCGTCCAATCGTTTGTATCCGCATCTGCTGAAAGGGTGGTATAGGTCTTTTTATAAGAAATGTTAATGGTGTAAACACCATCTGGGATAGGGTAGAGATAGATCGCATCATCATACCAGGCCCAATCTGTGGGCTGTCCTTCAAAATGACTCGCGTCTATATTTTCAAGATAAGCATAAGAACGGCGGGTAATCTTTCGTTCATCATTGCTTGTAATGGCAATTTCAAGGTAATCAATCTCGGCAATATCTGAAGGGATGCCTTGAGCGGTGCCGTACTTCTTCGTCCCGTCCACGGTTGCAAAAGTCGTGACCGTTTCTTTAAACCAGAAGGGTTCTTTCTCATAATGCAGGATGGCCCTATTAATGGCGCGATTGATTTGGGTCGTTAGATCAGACCTATCTAAATCATCTGCGATAACGGTACGCATCTGAACAAAGGTAGACATACTTACCCCCTAGATTTGCAAAACCTCTGGTGCACGTTAATTCCCTTGGTCTTAAAGAGCTGGTGGCAATAGAGGCATTCCCGTGTCTCTATCTCCGCTTTAAGAACGGCCTCTATGCTCTTGCCTGTCTCTTCAATCTTCCTGTTATTCTCGGCACTTTCTCTAGCTTTAACGCGGCGTCTATTGTACGTGTTCTCTTGCACTGTGCCGCCCCATCACGTCTTTCAAGGTGTCTATAAATTCTGGCTTTATGGCCTCTCCTGTATCGTCAAGGAAGTAACGAGGCACAGGAATAGCATCCCCCTTTTCAGGCTGAATCATGGCGGTATGAACGGATTTACCCATAAGCTCGGCCCAGTTTGTGGCTGAGATGGCAGCACCTAACGCGCCGCGCCACATATCGGCGTGCTCACATGTACGGGTTTCAGGAAAAGCGGGGACACCTTGGGTGTAATGGATAAGTTTGGCGTCAGACCGGGGCTTATCGTAACCTACCAAATGATTCCATTCAGAAGGTAAAGCCCCGATCTCTTCTTCTTTACACCATGATATACGGTGTAAATCGTCAGCCGTTTCAACGTAGTCAGGAGTTAATATAGTACATTTATCGCAATTCATCAGCATGACCGACGCCCATTCAAAACGCTTTTCGTTTTTTACCACCATGACGGTGTAACGGTCGTCAACCTGACTAAATAAATCACTTATATTATGATTCAAAATCATATCTATGTCAAGAAAGAGTGCCCACCCTTTATAATCGCACAGCCAGGGAACCAGGAATCTTGAGAAGGTAAAAGGGGTAAGGCCAGTTCTTTTAAGGGGCAGTTGGTTAATAACGAGCGGCGTGATCGCAACGGGTCTTGAAGATTGACTAAAGATCGATTGCGCGAGGGCTGTGTAGGCCACAGGCTGGCGGTGATCATAGCCAATGAATATGCGTAAGGGTTCCATAAATCTACCTCTTAGAAAGACCTGATGTGCGCTTTGTGGTGTTGTCTGCGCTCTTGGTGGAAGTTGGACCACTCATGCTGACCATCTTGCCCCCGTAAGCTGTGGGAGAGCTGGTAGACCTGGTGATTTTGACTCCCTTTTTTGATCCTTTCGTTGCCATAATCAGTTTCCTTTCTCTTGGTTTTAGCCATTCACTTATGACGCGGCCTTGGCTAGGAGGCGTTGCGTTTCAATAAAACTGCGTTAAAATTTGTGCCAACTTGACTAAAGCTTAAGACCTCAAAACGATCCCAAAGCTTATCCATCCACCACCTTGCAGGCTTTTGAATAAGGTGGGCGTTGCGTCCATCGGGCAGGGTTTTTTTGGCGGGCACCATACAACCCGATATAAAGCAGGCTCGTCTTGTAAGAGCCTGCATATGGTCTAAGACATCATCTAGACACCAAGGCTCTATGTGCTCGACCACATCCGTACACACCACAATATCGGCCTCCTTGGGGGGGGCTGCATATTTAGGAATGGCCGGATCATACTGCTTAATGGCGAAGGGAAGATTTAAGGCAAGGGTAGACTTACCGCATCCATAATCGAGGATGTCTTGCGTTTGAAGCATTTTGGCTAAATTGATTATATCATCAAGGTATTTTACCCCTTGAGTTCCATAGTTTGGGTTTTGCTCATGAAGCTGGGAGTTTAATTTTAAGTATTCTTCTGTAATAAGCTGCATAGCTTTTCCTTTGCTTTTAAGATGACGGGTTCCCAGGTACACGAATCGTCTTGCCAGACATTTTCAACACATGAATACCAAGGCATATTTTCCCCATAAGGCCCCATCTGCCACATAGCTTTCTTGGGGCATAATTGAAGGGTGGGAACGCCTAACGCTCCGGCTAGATGAACAACGCTTTGAGGGGCGGAAATGATATAATCAAGGTTAGAAACAAGGCCTGCGGTCTCATCGTAATCATCCATCACATCTTGCCAGTGGTGGATTGTCTTCCCGAAATTTGCCTTCAGGTTTTCCAAATGAATGGGTGAATCTTCGTGATATTGAAGGGATATAAAATCCACTTGATCATCTAGTTCAAGTAAGGGTAAGAACTGCTTCAACTTTATTTTTCGGTCATTTTGGTTGGTTTTAGAGGTGCCACCCTTCCAACTGATGCCAATCTTTGGTTTATCGCTTAAGGACGCGAGCTTAACTTTATACTTCTCAATTAACTCAGGGCGGCACTTAAGGTAGGGCGTGCCTGGGAAATCTTCTTTCTTCTTGCGATAGAATTTGCCCAATGTACCTATGGATACTTTAGCGTCTACGTTATAAAACTTTGCCCATTGAAGGCGGGGAATCTTACGGGTTCCAAAGACAGGGATATGGGGGTAGGTGTAGCGGAACATATCCACTAAGCGGGGGTGCATGTCTAGAATAACAGTGCAATCCTTCATGATATCAGGGAGGATGCTTGCAAACATCAACTCATCGCCAAGTCCTTGCTCACCATAGACCACCACGGTCTTACCTGGCGTTCCATCCCAAAAGGGGGTGATCTCATGTGTATAGTTTCGGTTTTTTGTTTCTTCAACCCTGGCACCCTTTTCAAAATCCTGAAAGCCGCGCTCATAATCGCCCATCTCAAGATAGGCAAGCGCACGGTTCCAATAGGCATCTTTATTTTTTTCTGAGCTATCAGCTATAAGAGGGATTGCCTTGTTGATAACCTCTAAGGCTTGGCTAGGGGTTCCATTGGCTGTAAAGGTAGAGGCGTAGTTATGCCAGTAGGTATATTTTTCCTCATTTGTCTTGTTAAGAGCAGGGTCTTCAATTAAGTCCAGAGCGCGTTTAAAAGTTTCTCTGGCCTTATCGACCATCTGCATTTCTTTATAGATATAGCCTAAGTTCATAAGGGCTTCCGCGAAGTCCGGCTTTAAATCCAGGCATTTTGAAAAGAAGACTTCAGCAGCCGGATAATACTGTTTTTTCATATTTACATTGCCAAGCTGAAACAGAAGTAGCGCTGAGCTGCGGTCATTTAGCATAAGGGTATTTAGGATTTCTTCGGCGTAATTTAGATTTTCGCCTTTAACAATAAGGTCGTGAGACTGCCTATAGAGGTCGTCTATTCTAGCGTAGTTCTCTTTGTAATGTTTCATAAGTCCCTTTTATTTTAGAAAAAGCCCCCCCTTTTGAGAGGGGCTTAGTCTTTGGTCATTTAGCTCTGTTGATCGTAGGTATAGAAAACAGAGCATTGAAACCGCACAACTGCTGTGTCGGTCCCTGGAGTGATACCGAACTTCAAAGTTGCCGTTCCCTGGTCAGTCGAGCTTGTGATGCTGATCTTATGAGGCACCTGCAAGCCTGTTGGGATTGCGGTACTTGCCTGTGTCCATTGGGAAGCCAATACAGAAAGCGTATCGTCATATCCGATATCAATTGGACACGTTGCCGCCCCACTAGAGTGCCTTTCAACGATCTGATGAATAACGGCCCCTGTCGGAATTCTTGGGCCTAACAACACGGCAGAGTTTGCCGAAGCTGATAGGGAAGTTCCGGCGGGGGTCGTGTAGTCAAAAGAGACCACATTCATGCCAGAGGAGAGCTTCTTAGGAACTGCGGAGTAAGCAGTAGATGTAAAGGTTTGAGCCATAGTTTAATACCTCCCTATGCGCGCTTGATTGAGTAGACGGGCACGGTTATGGTTCCAAAGTCAGTCGAGTTAAAGACTGTCTTCTTCGCACCCCAGATCATCCCCGCACTAACTCCAAGCTGGTTCCCGTAATCGAACAGTTCTTCAACCCAACTCATCTTGTTTTCAGAATTGTTCTGACCAAAAGCGAGGGTGGCCGCCTGTGCTCCACAGAAAACATTTCGGTAAACGCCTTCTAGGTTGGTAGATGAGTAGCTTGCTGAGTTTGTTGTTCGAGGAATGCGGGAAGATTCGTGAAGCACCACCCCGTTATATTCACCCAAAGCACCCGTATAGATTGGGTTCTTTGAAATCTGCCCACCTTGCATCGCGGCTTTCTGGATATCCAGCCACTGACCCGTTGTGGTGCTGGTTCTCAAGTCGGTGACAGCGAAAGGATGTAAGAACATTACATACTTGTCCTCACCATTGACCTTGATAGGCCGGATTGCAGGGGAGTTGGTTTTTGCCAGAGCCACAGCATAATCAATATATTTTAGGTTCATGATTGCAGAGGCAGAGGCAGAGGCAACGAGAGCTTCCGTAGCACGCCCATCCCCATAAACGATGTTATTGCTTGAGGGGGCAATCGTGGCGTTATGCCCCGTATAGCGGGTGTCCGATTGACCTGTGTTTCCGGTGAGCTGGTTAATCAAGGCTGTGTCAATACGGTCTGACCACCAATCCTGAAGACCCATCCTAGCTTCCTCACGGATGCTGAACGGTATACGCTGCTCGCTCATTTTTCCATCGGAGCGCACGGCGTGGCGCAGTTGGTTTATAAGCAAGTTATCGCTATAAGTAGATAGAGCTTCTTCGTTACCCTCTAAGGTTCCGTCGGCCTCTATACCCGCTCCAGATAATTGCATACGAAGCCCGATCGTAATCCGGTCACCTGGGCCTTTGGACGTGTCTTCCATTTTTTGAATGAGAGAACTTGAATCAGAGCCGATAAACTTAGACATCCAGCATTGTTTCAAGGCTTCATGAAACAGCTTTCTTGACCAGAGTTTGACGGCTAGGGCGTGGTTAACGCCATAAGATGTTGTAGCCATTTTATATATACCTCATTAAAGTTAAAAAATTTGCTTTGTCTCCGTAACGCCGGACACTGAGCGAATCTTTTGCCTTTAACGTGGGCAACAACGGAATCTTGAGAACCTGACAGATGACGCCTGTCAAACGAGGGCGTTAGATATTAAACGTAACTAAGGAAAGAACCATTTAATATCTAACGAATAATCATACCTTATCCTATCCAATCATGAAACAACTAATTTTTCCATAATTTTAGTAATTAGGTTAAAAAGAAGAAGACTTTATAAACTTATCCCAATTTTTATCGAACTCATCATTATCCATCATAGAAAGCTTCTCTAAGGTTAGGCCTTGAGAGGTTTGAGCTTTCCCTGGCGTACTGCTGAGGGAGCGGCTGTTTCTAAGACCTTTGTCAATTTGCTCTAATTGTTTTTCAGCAAGTGACGGCTCAGGAGGTCTATTAGAGTACCCTCTTGCTTTTGCCAAGGCATAGATGCGCTCGGCGGGGTTTACCCCCTCTCTAAAAGCTTTGTTCACAATAAAGGCTTCTTCCTCTTGTAAACGTGCGGCGGCTTCACGTTCTGTAAAACCTGCCGCCATATGCTCTTTAATACGGGATTGCTCCATGAATCTATAAGCCTCTGCGAAGTCGGGAGTAGTCTTAGCATACTCTTGGGCGGCACCTTGGTAAGCTGAAATGAATTGAGCTTGCGCCTGGGTTTGGCGTTCTATATTCTCCCTTTGCCTTAAATACTCATTTTGCTGGATAAGATATTCTTCAGCTTGCCTTTGTTTTTCTGCCAGGTGCCCTAGAGGATCCTCTTCATACGAGGGAAGAGGAGGCACAGCCTCTTGCTGTTGTTTTTGAACTATCTTTTGAAACGCGTTTTCCATTTGAGCAATGCGCTGGTTTTGCTCTTCATAAAGACGCTGTATCTCTTGACGCCTTGCCCGCTCTTCCTTCATGGCGGCTTGGTAATTGCGTGCGTGCTTTTCTTCCTCTAAGGCTTGGGCATTGTCTTGGGCAGCCTCTTGATTAGATTCTTGGGGTTCCGCCTTCTCTTCGATAGGTTCTGGCTCTGGCGTTTCTATATCTTCCTTACCACCTTCAGCAAAGAACTTATCAACTTGCTCATCTGTAAGGCCCTCACTAACGGGTAGGGAATCCGGTTGTATTGTCTCCTCGGTCATTTATAAATTTTATCCTTTATTCATAAAATGCCACTGGACGCCGTGGCCACGTTATTAAGAAACCATCTTTCTGATTTGATCGCGTAGCTCTCTGTGGTATCTAAAGTTCGCAGTTTCCCCATTACTTCTAATGTCTTTGGTGGGGTCGACCTTCCAAACAACGACGTCGATATCGTCTTTATTCTTTGCCTCAAAAGGGGAGGT